TGAGAACAAGATTAAAAATCCTAGGAATATTAATACCAACAGCGGCAACTCCATATGTGGCGATAATAACTTTATTTGTTGCAGTAGATATTTCATCATATTGTTCCTTCCTATCTGTGTTTTTAGTTGATCCGGACACGAACACCGCGTCTTCAATTTGCTCTTCTAATATCTCTCCTGCGGAAATCCTATCCACAAGTATCAGTGTGTTGCCCGAACTTGATATGTCTTTGATTGTGTTGGCCACCCATTTCATCCTTGTCTTGTCTGTGGTTAACCATTTTAATTCTTCTGCGTATGTTTTGAACTGTGGATGATCTTGTGTCTGTAAAACATTCACATGACAGTTCGCTAACACGCCCTTGTCTTGCAATTCGCTTGCCTGTATTCTATTTGATACGTCACCTATGCTACATTTCAATCCCATGAACTCATAATCCGCTTTTGGCACAGTACCGGTTAGTCCCCAACGTATGCCACAGTGTGCAAATGGTCCTGTAAGTAATCTTTTCAACACATCGGCCTTGGCCATGTGCACCTCATCAATTATCACAGTGTTAATGCCTTGTATTGCTTCCAAGAAATCTGTTGTGTGTTCGTCCTTGCTTTTCTTTTCTAACACATTTAGTGATTGCCATGTTGCTATCGTGTTGAACCTGCCCAGTTCTTTCCTATCACCATAGTACACGCCTACATCTAAGTTACAGGCAAGGAAGTCCTCTTCAGTCTGTGTGACAAGGCTCTTGTTGGGAACGATGGTCAGAGTCCTGCCATATGGCTCGACCAACTGGCACAAGGCCGCTGTGATTATGGTCTTACCTGCACCGGTGGCTATCTCTTGTATGCTCTGTGGATGTTCTATGAACTTGTTGATTGTTTCTACTTGATAGTCTCTCAACACTATTGGCTGTCCTGCCGCTGGATGATTCTCCGGCCAAGTTATGTGTGATAGATAATTTTTGTCCACAGTCTTGAATTCAAAATTGTGTTGTAGTCTTTTATCTTCGACATCTATGTAAACTCCGCCCTCGTCTAGGATAGGAATTATTTGGTCAACTAGATTCAGATATGTGGTACCACCTAAGCCAAAAAATGATACTTTGCCATCCCACCTGCCTAGTTTCACTGCTGGTAGATGTCTTGCATAAGGTATTTCGTATTTGAACTTGTTTGACAGTCTCTTACGCCATTCGAGGCTGAGGTTTTCAAACTTCACATTTACTTCGTCTTTTATTATTAGTTTACAACTGCTCATTATAATTTTTGTACTATATTATCATGCCAATCCCAACTACTGGGTTGATGATCACTATAATACAACTTTTTTGGAAGATTTTCAAGTAGTCTTTTAAGATTGTCTGTGCCAGTGGCATAGTATCCTCCTCCCAGTGCTATCAAAGATGCTTTTGGTTTTACCTTGCTCTTGATTAAGGCACGTGGTATTCTGTTACGTACGAATATAATTTTTGTGTTATCGTCTATGAATTTAAACTGCTTACTCATTTGGTGTAATTCATATAGATTTTCAAAGAACTCCTGAGAACTATGACTGTGGATTAACATCTTGCGTTCGTTAAATTCATCAATATCTTTTCTGTATATTGGTTCTTTCACATCAAATCCCCAAGAGCATTGGTTCAATATGTCAATACCATTTGACTCGAAAATCTTTAACCACGCCCAGAATTCCTTTATTTCTTTTTCTTCGTGAACATCACTGGGGCATGGCATTATCAACGGAAATGCGTCCAACTCCATCAATGCTCCAACCACTTCTTTTTTTGTGTATAGATTAGAGTTCACCCACAGTTTATGGTATGAATGGTTTGCTATGCGTCCAGCAAGTTTTGAATCTGTATTGATTGCTATTCCTTTTGTTGAAATACCAAAATTTTTCAAGGCATCCACTTGTTGGATTAAAGGACGAGTAGAAATGTTTTCAGCCCAATACTCAGACAGTGATTCTGAAGCGTGTTCAATAACTATTTTGTCTCCGCTGAGTCTGGCACTCGGTTGTCGATATCCTAATACTTCTTTTCTCACAGCGTCAAAATCATCTAACAGTTCTGGAGATAAAAACTTAAAATCATAGCGAACTGCTATCAAGGTAAGATAATACGCCGTAATGTCAGTATGTAAAAAGGTCCATTTCTTGTCTTCGCCTGCATACAAGGCATACATGCCAGGCAGGTTACGTTTGTCTTTGAGACAACGTATCAGTTGTATTATTTTTTTGTTATAAGGGAATTTCAATTCAATCTTGTCAATGCCGTCCTCATCTGTGTACTTCTCTATCACCTTGTCAAAACTGATAACTCTAAATTCATCCTCGTATTGTGGATTGTCTAGCAGTTTCTTTATGTCCATGCCATGTGCTTGGAACTTGGTCAAATATCTTTTCAGTATCACCAGTGCTAGTCTGGCCTGCTTTTCGGTCCATGGGTATTGTGACTCTGCCAGCGATTTGACGGTTTCGTGGTCTTTAGGGTGTGGCTTTATTACGGCTGTATTTCCTATCATTGATGGATTTGCCCAAAAATAATCATTATATGCTAGTATTTTAAGTGCTTCGTTAATTGTTTTTGGCAAATCTGTGTGCATATTAGTCATGATATTTTAGGTAATTATTAGTATATTATAACATATTTGGTAATATAGTCAACCATGAAAAAAGCAAAGAACAAAACGGTAAATGTCAAAAAACAACTTAAGGTAAAGTTGGAAAACACCGCGACTAGATACAAGAACGCCAAGGGATTTAGACCAACTCAGCAACAAGTGTATCAATGGTTTAGATACATCAACAGAGCATTGTTCAATAGCAGATTACCAATGGTTGAGATACAAATTAAGAAACTACACAAGGATTGGGGTAGATGTGTTGCTAACTGGGACAACAGGAAAACACCAAAAGGCAAATTTGATCAGCGTAGGATACCTTACCATATAGAAGTTGAATTCTATATTGAGATGCACTGTAAGTTTCCAAAATGGAAAGACTTCATAGAGACCTTGGCACACGAAATGGTACACCTTTACCAAATGACTTGGGTCAAAGATCCTTATGCCAATCACAATAAGAATTTCTTTGCGTGGAGGAACAAGTTTAAACTTGCAGGCCTAGGCCTTACTAGGTGCTAGTATCTTTTCGAATTCAGCATAACTTATAACTTTACTATTGCCTAGGTCGGTACCTGTCTGTAGATGGTTAAGATACTCGGGTGGATTGTCATGCACCACTGTGTACTTTGCATATGGTCTCATCTTCAACATGTCTCTAAAATGCTTTAACCATCCCTCGAATATCTTGTCGTCATTACGTTCTCCGTAATTTTCTGTGTCTTGGTATATGTTGTTTAGTTCTCCCTTGCCATACTCTCTAAAGTCAAACCCCAGTAGGTAAATGTTCTTGTGTCCGTGTACTCCTGCTGTCCAGAATGCGGCATTGCCAGATATCCAGTGCGGGTTGTTAGGTATGAGGTTAATCATGCCCTTGCTCTGTTTCCTATTCACTTCCAAGGCAGGTCCGTAGTGTACAGTCTTCAATCCAACTTCGTCCTCAACCATTTTCATGCTCATTTTTGTGTCAACAGAGAATATAAAATCTGGCATGAAATCCCTGTACAGTGCATTACAACCATATGTCTGTCCTGTTGCTTTAAGTTTGTTGAGATCAAATCCTTTACGTGAAGGACCGTTACCTATGCAGTAAGCGTTGCCTCGCGGGACTGCCTTGACCTTGTCCTCAAAAAATCTTATGTCTTGTATACGTTTGCCTTGTCTTATAGTAGTTGCAACACAGACATTTTCACCAGCATATGGCTCCCATTTGATTGGAGGTGTTTCGTTTTTATGTCCTATGTTTATAGTTTTCATTTCAAATATCTTTCCTTTAGTCTTGCTTTTATTCTATTCCAAGGCAACCCTTGTTCTATCTCGTCTTCAAACCATTCGGTATATGCAAGTTTGTTGGCCCATGTCAATCTGTTGGGCATGGCTGGTGTGTTTATGTCTGTGAGTTTGATGTTCCCCACGTCATGACATAGGCTGGATTCTGACACGAACACTGGTATGCCCTTCATCACTGCTTCCATGGCTGGATTACTAGAATGATTGACCACAGCCCATGTTCTTTCTAAAGTTGCTTTGAAGTCTGTGTCGTCATATGTCCTGTAATCTCTCTTAGGCAATCTTACTTTTACATTAACAAATTTTGATTCATTGAACTGAATTTGATTTCTTGGATGCGGCCTTACCAGTATGGGTCTTGTAGTGTATTTTCTAATTTCTATTATCTGTTGTTCTATCCATTGTGACATCTTTGGCAGTCCCTTCCACTGTTCTGATGCATCGTGTTGTCCGCATATCACCACAAGATCACCAGTGGGATTCCATGGACGTAGTTCGTGCTTGAACAAAGGCCAACGCTTGTCGTCAAATGTTTGATTGGCAAAGTCCGCATCTCTGTTGATGCCATTTATTCCTATTTTGAAACTGAGATTCCTACGTAGTCCACCCACTTCTATCACTATTACAGGTTTACCTTGTTTCCTGTATCTCTCCCATATGCTCTTGTAACTCTGCATACGTCCCATCCAGAGTACACTCCATATCACTGCTACGTCTCCGTTGGTCTCCTTGTCAACATATACTTCGTCTCCTGAGTCCTGCATAGACTTAATAAATTTTTTAAAGATCGTTTTGCTGTTTAGTGGACCATGCTTGGGCCATGCTTCTATTCTCATCAGTTACCTTGCTTCCCCTTGGCCACTTTGCTTACAATATCGTCTGCTTGTTTGGGATCAAACTTCACACCACCAAATGGGTCATAGTTCTCAACGTTCTTCCAGTAGTCTTCGTTCCTGTCTCCACGTAGGTCGCTCTTGCTACTTTTGCCTAGCACTTTCCTTTTGCCTTTCATGTGGTCAACATATGCTCCTAACACACTGTTAATGAACACGTGATGTCCTTTGGCACCTGCACCTTTGCCTATGTCTACTCCGTCGTTGGGTGCTATACGTTTGACACACTGCCAGAAAAGGTAACTGTCGTGCCATTCTAACTCTTTGAATATAGTGTCTTTTATGTAAAGGCCTGTCCAGTATTGCATGAATTCTTTTAATTTTGGATGTTTTTTGTTGTAACACACCCATCCACATTCTGGATATTTTTCACCTCTGCCCAAGAAGTTAACGAGCTTGTCTTCAGGTAGCAACCCAGTAACAAAGTCTCTTGTGATCGGCCTAAATGTATATGTGTCAGCGTCTAACCATAGAATATAATCTGTGTTGATTGTTTTGATTGCATGATCTACTGCAAAAGTCTTGTGTGCAAATCTCACAGCGTCCCATAGATAAGATCCTTTACCTCTGTCATTTTTACCTGCTTTGGGATCTCTTCGCACACCACTTGGTATTTCATCTACTTCCCCGTTTGCTACAGGATCGTCCTTGTGTTTTTGTTTGAAATTTACTAATTCAGGATTGGCATCTTCGATATTCACAAATTTAATCTTTGGATGTTCGAGTTTTGGTTTCTCACCTTCATGATATGCGTACAGGGTAACATCATCGGGCCAGAATTGGATATGGCTCTCCAACATCCTTTTAGCATATGCTGTCCATCTGTTTGGCGGAAAAGTTGTTACTACTGCAAGTGTGGGCATGACTTTATTTAATTTGATATTTTTCCTTCCAGTTTTTTACTTGCCATTCCGGCATCAAGCGTTTGCCGGCTTTTTGTGATCTGCCTTGCGTATTCATTCTTTCAATGCCTATGGCCTGATCATATTTTTTTGTCAAGTCACTGTCGACATTGTCCATCAACCAATAGCCGATCGGCACTGTCCAACCTGTTTTTTCTTTGTTAATGATGTATTGTGGTAAGAACTTTTGATATGCTTCCTTTACCAAACATTTAGCACTACTTCCAGCAAATTTGTGTTTGGATTTTATGCTGAGACAGTACTGCATAAATTTCTTAGAGGCCAAAGGAAATCTTCCCTCCATGCCATAAGCCATTCCGTAGGAGTCATTACGTGTGAAGAATGCTTCCGGAACCTGGGTAACACAATCCAAAGCCATGTATGACGCTGTTGGATCTTCTGGATTCCATAGTTCATCACTGTAACAATTTTCAAGTTCTGCAAGTAGTGTCTCATCGTCCACGCAATCTTCCACTAGCCTAAAACTGCCTTTCTTTATTCTTTCTAGCCATAATTGTAAAAGTTCTTTCCAACTAGTTGGCTTCTCTTTGCTGGCATATAATTTGTTATATTTTGCGTAACCTCCCAACAATTCATCACCCATATCACCGGCCATCGTAATCACTATATCGTTGTCCGAAAGATATTTGTTTGTATAACAATACATTGGATTGCTTGGATTATAATTTGGTTGCTCCATGTACCATATGCTGTCTTCCCATGCTGATAGATATTCTGTTGGAGAAACAACAACGTCATGATGATTAAATTTAAGATCAGATGCAAATTTTTTTGCCGCTTTTGAGTCACTGTTATAATCCTCATCTGCTCGTATTTCTGGTGAAATCCTATTTGTAAAAGAATTTACACTGTTTGTATATTGTTGTAGTTCATATGCTATAACAGAAGAGTCTAGTCCGCCACTTAAAAAAACCCCGATCTTTCTTTTACCTATTGCACACTGTTTCACAGTGTGGGCAAACATTTCTTTCAATTCGTTTTTTAAATAATCTTTGTTGGCGGTTGGCCTGATATAAATTCTTTTTACAGATTCCAAAGTCTTATTATCAATGGTGTAAACTAAAGTTTCACCCGGCAAAACTTTTTTAATATTACTGAACAGCGTGTTCCTCAGAGGATTAGTTCCAACTCTACTCAACATACTACAGGCTATGTTGTCTAATGTTCTAGCGTTAGGTACAATGTCAAGCATACCTTTTATTTCTGAAGCAAAAACAATTCCTCTATCTATTTGTGCATAAAACAATGGCTTGATACCTGCATGATCTCTACTCAGAGTGATAGTTTTATTTGATATGTCGTAATAAGCAAAACCATGCATTGAATCAAGCTCATCAATGAATTCAATTCCGTATTCGTCTAACCCCCATGCTAATAGTTCAGTATCACAACCAGTCAAGTTTTTGAAATTTTTATATTTTTCTACAAGTTCATTGTAGTTAAAGATTTCTCCATTGTACACAAGGATGTTACCTTTAGGAGTCGTCCATGGCTGTCGCGATTGGTTTGGTTCGGCCATTATACTTAGAAGATTATGTCCTAGGGTCACATGATCGGATGTCCATATATCTGATCCGTCGGGTCCTCTGTGTTTACATATTTCGATGTATTTTTTTATGAATGTAGGATCATTGTCGGTGATGCCGTATATGCCACACATTATAGACCTAATTTTGATTTGAATCTTTTATATACTGTGCCGTCTCTTATCTCTTTGATGCTCCACAGTTTGTATCCAAGATCATTAACCCACTGAGTCCTGTCGGGTGTCTTTGGTGTTTCTATGTCGTTTAAGTCCTTGTTGCAAACGTCCCAACACAGTGCTAGATCAGATGTGCAAAAAGTTGGTATTCCCCTAATGCAACTGTCAACACTTGCTGTGGAGTTGTGCGTTACAACAGCGTGTGCGTTTGCTATCGCTTCTTGGAAATGGAATCTATAAAACTGCTTTTCATCACCCGCAAAGTGTTCCTGTTTGTACTGTAGTTCTACATCTTCTGGGAAATCACCTTTGCGTGCCACCATCGATGCCACGTGATTTGGATGTGGTCTCACGATAAACTTTCTGTCTGTTGCAGGCCTTAATTTTTCATACACGCCGTTGAACCATTCTATGGGATCCAACTCGTTCATGCTCCAGTTGTCTTTAGGCTGTAGTACAAATATGATAGGATCATCTTGATTGGACTTACGCCATGGCTCGTACTTTACTTTGAATTTCTTAACCATTATCTCCCATCTATCGCTAGGACTATTGTCAGACAAGAAGTCTCCGTCATTCATAGGCGTGTACAGTGACACACGAAAATGATGATCAGGTGATGTGGAGACGTTTCCAAAACTTGATAGTAGTCCTCCATCAAATGTTATTAGTGGGATATTTTTTGCTCTGCAGTTGTTTGCAAGTTCCCTACGTCTGCCCTTAGTGTGGTGCATCTGTTTGTCACCACCGTAGCCAAACATGGCCGCCATTGGTGCTGTTGGGTTCATCTCGCCTTCTACAGTTGGGCCTGATCTATTCTCATGTACAATTATTGCCTCATCGCCGGCCGCTTCTATACCTTCTTTTAAATGGTAAAGTAATTCGTAACTGTTACCGCGTTTACGATCCTTGACTGTCCTTCTGAATATTTCAACTTTCATTCAACATCCTCCATGCTGTGCCGTTGGCCATTTCTTGTAGTGTCCAGTTATTATACGCTAGACTTGAGAATAATGCAATCCTGTCTCCGTATTTAGGTGTTTCTATCTTGCTGAAATCCGTTTCAGATATGGGTGCGGCCGCACTGTTGTTAGGATCACAGAATACAGGAACACCGTTGGCCAGGCTGGCCACCATGGTGTTGGAGTTATAGGTAACTGTTGCATGGTAATCGTGCCAATTGATATTGCCCTTGTGTACAGTTGGCCTATCCACTTTTACAGTAGCACCCACGTGATCAATTTCAATTGTTGGATTGTATGGTTTTTCTCTCACGTCTATTTCTCTTTCTGTGTTTTGTTTCAGTGTCTTGATTGTGTTGTCCAACCACTCCGTGGCATCAAAGAAGTTCGCTATTGCATTGGTTGGCGGTAGGACAAGAATTTTTTTACCTTTGTTCCATGGTTTGACATCTTGTTTGAAATATTTCTCATATCTATCTGTGGGTCTGTCTTGCAATATGTTTTGACAGTGTTTGTTTTTTGTAATACGTAACCAGTGAGGACTGTCATGTGCATTTGTGAAATACCCATGATCCATGAAGTAGAAATTTCTGTGTTCCTTCTCACACCATTTGTATATCTCACCAGAACCCGCAAGTATGCCGTACATGGTCAGATTTTCTTTTGGCAACTCTTTCAAATTACGAAATTGATAAATCCTTCCCTTACCCGAACCATCAACAAAGGCATCTACATAACGTTGTGTACGTGGTTTGGTTGTGTGTATACCTGACAGCATTACCTTCTGTTTTCCTTTACTTCAAACATTTTACGTTTGGCCACTTTATTAAATTCTGCAATTATATTAACACTCCTCCTGTGTAGCACGGCATCTTTTCTCGAGGATACACTGTGTACACACCTTGTTGAATTGTTGCAAAACACAACTAGTGTGTTTGGTTTGTAAGGAACTGTCTTGACAACTTTTCCTGCTTTTTCATTTACTTCTCTGCCGCCGTTTTTATTGACTTCTAAAATGTTATCATGTGTTTCGTGTATTTGGAATTCACCACCTGTGCTTTTATCATCCTTGCAGGGCATGTAAAGTAGGGCCGCATATATCTCTCTGGGGTTGTCTATGTGTGCAGTCCTCGAACTGAAGTCGATTGGTTTATGCATAACGGTCTGACAATCAGTTCCTATTTTGTCATTGCCATTATCCCATCCTCTCGGACTCAACGTGAGGTCCTCGACATGGGGGACTAACTCGCCAAGCACTTCTATCATTTCCTTGTAAAACTCCATTGAAGTGTGATACTCGGTGAATTCCCTCCATGCATTGGAAACTTTTCCCGGTTTCAACATCTCGTCTGCTTTCAATCTATAGCATATGCCTTGATCAAACGGTTCTGTGGACAGCAGTTGTTCTTCTGGCCATTCCTTCTCAAGTTGTTCGTACACGTCTTGTGGCAGTGCATCCTCGATCACAAAATGTGGATAAGGCTCTAGTATTAATTTAGGTTTTTTCTGCAGTACTGAAAGGCTCATTCTAGGTGCTCCATTATTTCGGGAATGTTTATTTTAAAATTGATCATGTCACTAAACCTTTTCACACCCTGTAGTTTGTTTCCTTTGTCACGTGGTATCTCTACAACATCTGCCAGGTAAAGTTTGTGTTCCAGGTTTAAATTGTGCGACAGCAATGGATAAACCTTCTTGTGTAACATGTTCTTATCTTGGATCTCTATGACTTTAGTTCCAGGCTGGCACCATAACAGATTGACCATGCCTGCACCATGGGCCGCCAACACGTGTGATGCTTCCGCGAATGTCTTTATTTGATCCTTTATACTCAGGTTCTCGAGTGTAACAGTCTCCCATCCTTTTAGTTTCAGTAACAACTCGTCTGAGTTTAGCATCCTTCTGGTTTTGGCACCAGGCCTCAGCACAACAATCTTCCTGTGAGGGTCTACTCCTTTAATGTTGGTTAGCCCTTTGAAATGTCGCAACCATGGTGCAAGAGCCGGAGTTGTTATACCATCTCTGACATTACTCATGCTAGGCACTATGAGATGTTTGAATTGCCAGGTCTCACCTTTTTTCATTACGACTATTTTAACATTTGGGAAAAGTTCTTTGCATACTTTTTCAAAATATGGACTATGATTGGCCAACACAAAACAGTATCTACTAAAGTTTGTTGACCATCTTTTCTCTAGTAACCTGAATTTAGATATGACGTCAATCCAGATGTGCCAGGGGTTTCCCTTGCTTTCGTCGTCTACAGGTAACCAAACATATGTGTCAGTTTCGTGAAAAAATTCAGTAACTGGTGGTAGATCCAGATCCACGTGGTCATCCCACTCGGTCCAGAGCTTGTGGCTTTTGTGTGGCTTGTGCCTGTTCTTGTGCGTCAGTTTCCAAACATGATCCGTTATCAATTTATTTTCTCTGGTTAACAACAACGGGCAAGTATGTACTTTACAGTTATGAAATTCCGCCACGAATGTTGGTAAACTTGTGAAGTGTGGATCTATTGAATCGTGATAAGGCACAGTGTAGTTGTATTCTTGGTCTACTGTTTCCCAACGGTTGAGGAAATACTTGAGTGAGCTTATGTTTTTTGTTAACATTAATTAATAATTATGTTATAATACACTATCATGATATTATTCTCAAACGGTTGCAGTTTTCTAACACCGAGGCCAAAAGACGGAGTGGATACTTTTACCAGTAAAATCATTGCTGAAAATTATGGCATGGAACTTGCCAACATAGCAATGGGAGGCAGGGGCAATACAAGAGTAAGTTTTTCAACGAAAGTATGGCTTGAACAGAACCAAGACAAAGATGTGTTTGCTGTCATAGGATGGTCCAGTGCAGTCAGGAATGATTATATCACGGACGACGGATGGAAGAAAGGTCGCATATCCGGCACAGATCTCACTTGGCGTACTTGGAAAACTCTGGACAATGTAAGTTTTATAAAGAGTCAAAAAGGATGGGACATCGAAAATAATTTAAGCATGAATTTTTTAGAGAACGTATTTGATCTTCAAAATTATTTTGAACGTAAGCGAATACCGTATGTGATGTACAATTCTTTGCCCAACGACTTTGGCAACGGCACAGCGGATTTTGAAGTAATAAGGAATGCAATTAACATGGATAGGTTTTTTAGTCCTAAGGTAAGTCACTTGGAATTTGTTACAGATAAAAATCTAATTGTCAGTCAAAACGATCCACATCCATCAGCAGAAGGACACCAACAGTGGGCAAAACAACTAATGGAATTTATAGATGCTAACAATCTACGCACCGTTTAGTAACGAGAAAAGCAAGGCATGGGAAGTTTTCACCGGTGTCGAAAAGTCATGGCCGGATCAGATAGCCAAATTAGACAACGGAGTAGAAACAGATCCAGTCCCCAATTCGATGTTCTGGGGATTTGTTGGCAACAATAGGGAAATGGTTAAGAAGTTAGAAGCACGTAATCACAACTACTGGTTCACCGACACTCCATACTTTGGAAGATTTGACAACAACAACCTTAAGCCTGACAATCACTACTGGCGAGTGTGCAGGAATGGCATACATGTTCCTTATATAAAAAATTGCAAAGCAGACAGATTCGAGAAGTTTGGAATGAATATAAAGGCACCAAACTTTGCCGGCAAACATGTTTTAGTGTGTCCTAGCAGTGCAGGAATACACAGTTACTTGGACAGACCTAATTGGACAAAGGAGACTATAGAACAGATCAAGAGATATACAGACAGACCAATCAGACTTCGACACAAGCCTAGGGGCAGGGGTACATCAGGACCAAGTGAGGCAAAGGTACCCCTATCCGAGGACCTCAAGGAGGCCTGGTGTGTTGTAACAAGTTGTTCAATCGCGGCAGTGGAGGCAATATGTGAGGGCATACCTGTGTTTTGTGATAACAAAAGTTTTGCAGTGGATGTTGGCAATGTAGAACTGTCAGACATTGAAAATCCCTACTACGGTGGCCCGGAGCCTTGGTTGTACAGTCTGGCATATCAACAGTTCACACCAGCAGAAATTGAAAATGGCACAGCAGTAGAAATATTAATGGACAAAGGAATACTATGAGTATAGAAAAATTACGAGATGGATTATGGGTTCCTTCTACTGATGCACAGATAGAACAATGGCGTGAAAAAGGACATCCTTACATGCAGGACACCTGTTTGAATAAATTCCTCGAATGGTGCAAATTACAGAACAAAAAATTTAATCTCATTATTGACATAGGGGCATGGTGTGGCACTTGGACATTGTCAATGCAACAGTACGCAAAAAACATTTATTGTTATGAGCCTAACAAGTTACACTATGACTGCCTCTCAAGGAATTGTAGTGTACACAATCATGTTAGACTGTATAATCAAGCATTAGGTAATGAGGACGGATTCATTAAATTGACTGAGGAGGCCGCCACACAAAATACTAGGGTGTTGAGAGAAAAAGGCGAAACCCGGATCAACAAATTAGACTCATTGGGTCTAGCAGGGGTAGATTTTATCAAGATAGATGTTGAGGGTTTTGAGATGGAAGTGCTTAAAGGTGCAGAAAAAACTTTAGAAAATGTAGAATACCTGATGATAGAATTAAACGGTAATAGTGAAAAATATGGTACGAGTAAAAAAGACATCAAAGAACATCTAAAATCATTAGGATTCAAAGTGCTGATGAAAACATGGCCAGATATAATTTATTACAAAGTATGATGTACGATTATCTAAAAAAACTAAAAGACAAAAAAGAGTTCATGCCTTCGAGAATATTGGATATAGGTGCGTGGAATGGATTTTGGACAAAAAATGTCAAACCTATTTGGCCCGATGCTCATTACACATGCATTGAAGCAGGGCAAAAACACGAGAAAAGATTAAAAGAAGTAACAGATGATTATCATATCGCTGTACTGGGTGACAGTGACAGGGAAATAAAAATGTACCTACGTGAAATTAATAAAGGAAACAAGAAGAAGGTCACGTACACAAAAGGTTCAACAGTGTTTAGTATTTTCAAAGATTATGAGATTAGACAGATGAAAACGTTGGATCAGTTGGTTGGTAAGGATGCTAGGTATGATTTAATTAAACAAGACGTTCAGGGTGCTGAGATAATGATAATGAACGGTGCTCCGGATATTTTTACACGTGCCAATTATGTTATACAAGAAGTAAATCTATATAAGGATAAGCAGTTTCCTGACATGCCCTCTGAAAACGAAATGGATGAATATATGTTTCAACTAGGATTCGATAATAGTGAAGTGATTGAGCGTAAAGAAAACGCTGATCAGATAGATAAGATTTATTTTTAATTTTACGAACTGAATAGATTTATAAGTTCTTTTTTCCAGTCATCGCCATATTCACAATCTCGGTAACCATCAAACCACGGGCCGCCTTCTGTATAGTGTAATATTTTTGGTGTACCGTCTTTTGGTTCTTTGTACCAACCCACCAGCCAATTGTATTCTAAAGGTAATGATCCTATTTCGTTATCATCTAACCAACTGAATCTATGCAAGAACTTTGGTGATTCTTCATTTAGCAGGTCTGGTGTCAGTATTTTGTTTTTAGGATGTTCACAGTTCCACAATACCATACTTGACCAGTTCTTCCTGGGGTATGATGTTTGAACCTGTCCATCCATTTTTGTTGTCTCTTTTGGAGTGTAGTCGTGTTGTACCACAACAACTGCTTTCGAGTCGTCACAGTATTTCACAAGTTCGTGGCTTGGTATCTTCCACAGGAAGTCACAGTCACAGAACACTGCCCACCCTTTGAAATCATTCATGTAAGGCACGAAGAATCTAGTGAAAGTGAATTCAGTTGATGCCAACTTGTCCACTGGCCTAGTATAAAGTCCTTGATCTCGCATCTGTTTTTGCTTGAGGGGGATAACTTCTGCTGAAGGGTCTCTACGTTTGATACTATGTTCACACACTTGGTATGCTATATCTTCTCTGCTGTCGTGCCCTACGTAAATTTTCATTTTCTTCCTGAGACTATTTGGTGTATGTCTTGCCAATTACTTACACGTATAATGTCAGGATGATTACAATCTTGATTGTATGGATGGTCTATTAATATGGGTTTTAAACCGTATTTGAGCCCGGCTACAGCGTTATCAGGCTTGTCCTCGACCCAATACAGTCCGGTATCGTGAAACTCCGCTAATGCACTATCTTTGTCGGCACCTGTGCCTAATATGTGATAATTTGTAAAGACATGATCACCAAACAGTTCGCCCAATCTCCGTTTACGTAATTGTTGTGCTGGTATGTCTGATGTTTGAGATGTTATTGGTATGAATGTCCAACCCTCTGCCGCCAACAGTTTTACCCAGGTCTGTGATTCCAACATAGGTCTCTGTGTGCCCATCCATGCACTCCTGTTGAACTCTCGCATGTGTTTTCTAATCTCATCTTTTGTAACACCAAAACGTTCTGCCATTTCGTATGTGTTCTGTTTGTCTGGTAGTAATCTGTGTGGGTGATATCTAGCACCCCGGTCATCAAACAATGTTTTCTGTAACATCCATTTGGTGAAGTGATGTTCCCATTCTAAAAGGACACCGTCTACGTCTGTGAGAATTATTCTATTTGATGTCGGCATCTTCCATTCCTGCTACTCTCAATTTAACAATGTTTGTTATCTGCCATTGTTTTTGATCTAAACCTTTGGTGATGCCTAACCATTGATTCCTTATCAATGCAAAGTCATTTATAATTTTATCCATGTCAACGACATCGTCTTCACCGTCCACGTATTTCTCTGCATCTCTGCTTGATAGTGCTCTGTTGTAATTTTCTAGATATTTCCTGAATGTCTTTGATCTCAGTCTCCTCAACTCTATGTTTAGATATTCCAATATCGCTTCTAGTTGTTGCAATTGACTAAATCTTTCTTCTACTATGCCTGGCAGTGCGGCACTGGCCCTTTCCAGGTTACCGTAAATTTTGCACTGCTTCTTTGCTTCTAAAAGTTCTTTGTCAAAATATGCTACGCAGTCTGGTATCTTGGCTAAGTTTCTGCTGACTTCGTTATACCAATTAATCATCTTCGCCGTATCCGTCTGACTCTTCGTCTTCCTCGAACACAGTAGCAACGGCTTCTTCTAATTTAGGATCAAGTTCTGCAGATCCTTTGAGTACATCATGTTCCACACCTATGTCCTCTAGGCTTTTAATAAAGTCTATGGCACAGTCCAATTTCTGTCTCTCCGGAACGTAGTGTGTTATAGAGTTCCATAATCGTTCAATATCCTCGTGTGTAAAATCTATCATTATTTTTCTTTTTTAGTTTTTGTTGTTTCAACTTCGATGGGGGCATCTGTATCTTCTACTTCTGTAGGTACCTCTTCTTTAAACTCTGCCATTATCATATCTAATTTATCACCTACCCATGCTTTTCTAAATTCGATGTGTTCTTTACCTGCTTTATCGATGTATTTCAGTCTGTTACCTTGTTGAACTAATAGACCTTTTTTCTCAAACAAATCAACAAGACCACTATATGGGTTCATACCTGTTTCGTATGGGATCTTCACCTGTACTCCTTCGAACGGCTTAGCATATCTAGTCTTCATAACTTTACAAGCGGCTCTGATACCTCTTACGTCAGTTACTTTATTGCCTGCTTCGTCTTCTTTTAGTTTAAGTTTTTTCATCGCAACAACAATACTTGATGCATAGATAAATCCTTGTCCACCACTAATTTTATCATCAGGGTCAAACATATCTTGCGATGCGTATGTGTGGTTGGTTGCTATAAGCCCAACATTCCAACTACCAAACATGTTCACACAGTTTCTTACAAGTGCTGTCAAAGCCTTAGGCTTTCTACCCAAGTCACCTTTCATGTCACCTGCTTCAAACTGATTTACATCTGTTGGT